TTCTAATGTATGTTTATTATGGTTTCATTATCACTATTTAAAATCTATGTAAGGTGTGCTTACTCATCCCAGTTGTGGTACACGTCCTGAACATCCGTTGAGCAAAAAAGAATTTACCACATCACAAATCCGCTTGTTTTCGGCTCTATTCCCGAATTCTTTGCCCTTTTTAGTAAACTCTCAGTTATGATATATATGAAGCTATTTTCGCCTCAAAATGTCATGTTTATCATTATACGTGAATAATATTTTTCATAACTCACATACAGTATATCATTACTAAAAGTTTACTTCAAGACTTTTTAGAAACAAATGTTCGAATGAAATTTACCTTTCATAATTAGTCTGTAATTTCCACTTTCCAGTTGAGCATCGCATTGTAAACCTTGCTAGGAATATATTTTTTGTATTTATCTGCTGTCACTATAATTATTGCCTCTTTATGTCGTTTGTATTCTTCAAACGCTTCTTCTGGTGTGTTCTTTACAGAAAGCTTAATGCACTCACTATTTACATTCACATTCGCACAATATTTTTTCTTATCAGAATCATAATACACGCCGATTGGATATTTTCCTCTCTTTCCTTTGCATGACAGAAATAATGTATTGATACTGTGCGGAACAAATACACAGGTATCTGGACTATATACTTTATTCCCCTTTACAAGAATATCTTTATCTAAATCCATGCGCTCATCTCCGACCGTATAATAATTTTCTTCTACCCACTGAAAGAACTTTTCCTTATCTTCTAACCACTCTTGACAGATGCTGCACTCTTCATATTCCGGACTGCGTTTATGATATTTCGCATTATAACACCGTGTCTGCATATCATTCCACAACCGCCTTGCTTTCATTCTGTTTTGATTTAAAAATGGAACATATGCTTGCACACGCCCCAACTCATTCACATGCATCTGCTGCACGGATAGTTTATAAAATTCTTTGTCATCTACATACATCAGATTATTATACTTGCTGTTAGATAAATCTCCGTCTATATGATAAATTCTATACTTTCCACAAACCGTTTCTAAGAAAGTTTTTGCCACGAGTTTTTCTGCCGTTACATCTTCTTGAATCACTGTTCCGTTCGCCTTGTCCTCATAAAATATCTTCCAATGTACTTTTCCATGTGAATTCAGCGTCTGTTTATGCATATAAAACTTCTTTTTTCTATAATTATTCGCCAGTCTTCCTTCTGAAGAAATATAATAATGTGGAGCCCATTCTATCTCCACAAAAGTTTCTAGCTGATTCAGCAGTTCAATTCCTTCCTTTTTTGTATCCAATATCTTCAAACTTCCCATATCACAGCTCCTCTTCGTTCATCTTATTATTTTCTTTTACCAATGACTTACATGCATCTTTTAATCTCTTATATAATTTCACTTTCGGTTTATACTGATCCGGAACGGTTTGTTTCTCCTCGCAAAGTTTAAATTTCTGCTCCCATCCTTTATATAATTTGGGTTCTAATCTAAAATACCCTGTAATTTTCACAGCATCTCCCTCAGACAATACTACTGCTATTTCTTCAAGAAATGCGTTCAAAACATTTCGCACAATAATCTGGCTATACTTCAAATGATACTTTCTTTTATATGTATGTCGATTTCCACCTACCTCAATTCTTTCTCCTTGCTGATATAGCCTATCTACCACTCTTGAAATAATTTCTTTTGTTACATATGTTTTATTCACGTTAATGCCTCTTTTCTATCAAAAAAAGACTTCTGCAACAGTATCACACTTACTACTGTACAGAAGTCTCTCCTATATTCATATTCTCTTAATCACAAGCGGCAGGATAATAAATCCCACCGCTTATTTTTAAAGTGTCCGATGCATTCCAAGTTTATGAGCTTCTTTGGTAAATTCCTTTGTGACTCCTTCAATTACCTTCTTCATGCCTGGATAGGTTTCCTTGTCAATACTTCCTTGAACTTCTATCATCTTGTCATAGTAATTGTTTGTTACATTAGGTCTTTCACCAAGGCTGTTAGCAATGTTCAGTGAACTATAAATATCATCTTTGTGTTCACCAAGATCCATAATGTTCTTTGACAGTCTTGCATTTACAACAGCATCACCATAAGTAATCGTCGTCGCTGTTCCTGTCAATGCACCACGCCTAACCATCATTTCAGGATTATTTCCTTCATTGATACGAACAATTTCTGAACCATTTACAAATTTCTTTGTTCCAGACGCATAACCTCTTAACTGGTCAAGACTTACCCAACCAAGGTCACGCTCTCCGAAACGAGGTGTTCTACTAATATGATATTTCCTCTGTGCCCAATTCGCATTATTTACACTGGTAATATATACTTCCTGACCACGCATTTCATTTCCAGCAGGGGACTGACCGTCAGAAGAGTAGTAGTAATCTCCGCTTGCGAATACTACTTTATCTCCAACATTCGGTACTCCATCTCCTCCGCCATTATTATTCTGAGGTGGTGTAGTTGGTTTTGGCGGTTCTGGTTTTGGTGTAACAGTTACTGCACAACTATTTGTTGAAGTAGCACCTCCACCATCTGTTGCAATTGCACTAATAGTAGTGCTACCTGCTTTGACAGCATGAACAGTTCCATTTGCAACCGTAGCAACATCTGGATTTGATGACACCCACTGCAAGCTCTTATTCTTTGCATCATTTGGTCTAATTGTCGCTGAAACTGTGCCTGTAGAACCTTCCTGTATAGAAAGTGTCCCCGGACTTAATGTAATTTCTGCAACAGGTCTATTGGATAAGTCTGGATTCTTGCTGATATCACCTTGAATCTGATCATTCTTATCCTGTGTTGTTCCGTTCTGAATCTGACCGGTATTCACGTCCGTCCAATCATCAGGTCTATAATTAGGAGCAGTAGTCATACTGTTGTCTACCTGGTTCTGCGCTCCATTACTTGTACCAAGATTTCCAAGATTATTGGATAAATCCTTATTCGGTACAAATCCTGTACTGTTGATGATTTGCTGAATTTTGTCATAAGCCTTATCATACATGCCGACAATTTTTCCAAGCATATTGGATATGACTTCTTCTTGTTTAGCAGAATTTGTCTTAATCTCTTCTAAAGTATCATTAAGTTGCTCATTTAGATCATCGCTCAAACCTTCATATCCATTTTGACGCACATCATATTCATGATCCTTACGTAACTGAGAATATTCATCCTGTGCATCTGCCAATTCAGCTTTTAAACGTTTTAATTCAGCTTTTGCTGCTTCGTTATTTCAATTATCTTTTCACTTATTCGCTACATAAGTGAGAGAGTAGTAACTCTCCTCATACTTTCATATGAGATGAGATCATATCTTCTATATAATTAAGCTATTTTTCTATTTGGTATGTATTTTATCTTTAATTGTTTCGCATTACGTTCAGTATTTATTTCATCTTTTTCTATTCTTAAATGTTTTTTTAAAATGGTTTCTAAATTTTTATCTTCCCAATATGGTATTCTTAACATATTTATATTATTCCAACGACAATAATTATCTTTCATGGCGTCATGTAACTTTGTTGTCAAAAATTGATTTTCACCCCATATTGGCTTATAGTGTTGAAGACCATCAAATTCTATGCATAAATTATATTCATGTAGATAAAAATCAAAAGGCAACGGCAATTTATCTCGACAATCATCAAATTTGTATTGTCTTATATAAGATATATTGTATTTATCTAATATTGTAGAAATTATATACTCAGAAATACTTATTTCATTACAATCCTGACATTTTCCAGTTACATTTGCTCTTTGGTAATTAGAGAGTGATTGTTTGAAAATTTTCCCGCAAGATCCGCACTGTATACTGATTGGTGTAATTGAGTTTTTATATTCATTTATATCTACCAATTTATTTTTGTTTTTACTTTCAATTATGCTTAGAATGGACTCAGAGTCATATTTTAATTTTGATGCCCTAAAATCGTCAGAGCAATGTTTACACATAGAACCTCCGTTAACAAAATTGTTATATAGTTGACTCACCTCTCCGTGATTTGGACACAAAAATTGAATATACCCTTTTGCATTCATTGATCCAAAGTCGTCTTTTGTCATTAATGGGTAGTATCCTAATTCGTTACATCTATCATAATATTTCTTATATCGATTATCAATTATAGAATCATAAGAAGACCAATTATGAATATCCCTTCCACAATCAAAACACATACCATTGCCTGAAATAATAGACGCAAAGCTTGCTACAAATTCCTTGTTACATGACCCACATATTATTCTTAAATTTTTTTTACGAGCATTTATATACTCATTTGCATTAAGCAATATATTATTATTTTTACTTTCTACAGTATCTTTTACAAAACCAATATCTTCTCTTTTGACATTGCTTAAAGTATGTCCTTTACAGCACCCGCCAGACTTTTGACCCCCTTGTATTCTTGAACAACTTATCTTACCTTTTCCATGTATATTACACATAAAATATAAATCGCTTAAAGAGTTTATGTAATCGTCAATAGTAGAGATTGGTGTATAATTATTTTTCTTACACCAATTAAGAAATAAATTAAAATACTTTTTCTTGTTTTTATCTATTAATTTTTGAGCACCTATCTCCTTCGAACATTCTCTACAATGATATTCTCCATTATTCTTTATAGAATTAATGTAAGAAGAATAATTCATATTTGTTTCTTTTCCACATATATCACAAACTACAAAAACTTTTTGTTTTGATGACAATACTAATTCATCTGCGTTAACTAAAAAACTGTCTCCATTCTTTGTAAACTTATATCCCTTTGATTCATACCAATTTTTATTAGAACTGTACCACTTTACTTCAACTAATTGATTTTCTACTAACATTTGACACCTCCAATCTGTTATTCACTTTTTTAATTTTGTTTTTTGTAAATTTTCGCAACAAAAAATCACGTATGTTTCAACGTGATTAATAAAATACATATATCTAAAATTTGCTTAATTAAAATAGTCTATTTGTTTCGTACCACCAATCGCTTGTGGTCTTACATGGGTTACACTCATCACCCACTGATCGTTGAACGTTCTCCTATTCGGAGCTTCGCTGCTGATTGCCAATTTTTACATTTATAACCTAGAAGATTACATCTAGCATAAACATCCATATAATTCTCAAACATTCACGTTTAGGTTTATTTCATCCTTGCGTTGTAGTTTATATGGCTTTACGGTTTTCCAGCAATTAAAATAGATAGGGCTTTACCAAACCCCTTCCAAAGCTGCAATCTGTGCCTGGATAGAATTGATATTTTTAGTTTTCTTTCTTACATTTCTGTCGTAGTCATCATTCTCTTTTTTAGAGCTTAACAAATCCTTTTGATTTTTAATGCTAGTTTGGACTACTTCGTTTTCCTTCTCTAACATATTAGTGTAAAGAGAAACGATCTCGTCTTTATAAGATTCGATTTTTGAGGTACTTGAAGCAATCTCATCCATAAACTTCTTTGAAGACTCTTCAAATTCTTGTGTGGAAATATTGCCGTTGTCTAAGTCCTGTTGTAATTTCTCAAGAGCTTTTCTGTAATTAGAAATCTGTTGTTTCGCAGCATTCATACCCTGACTAATCAGAGCAATATTTGCAATACCATCAAGTGTTAATCCACCATTTTTCCCAAGAAAAGCATCACTATTTAAAAGTCCTCTTAAATCATCTGTCTGGTCAATCAGATCACCTAATGCTTCCTGTCCATCAAAGAACGGTTGCCATCTTACTTCCCAGATTTTATTTTTGAGGTCTTCAATGTTCTCCATTGCATCAAAGATAGCGTCATCGAGCTTTTCTATCTCTTCTGCATATTCATTATATTTGTCAGAACCGACATCATATTTTGCCTGATCCTTTAATAGTTCATTCCGCTTATCGTAATTTGCCTGAATCTGTGCATTTGCATTGTCAAGCTGTGCCTGTAAATCTTTTTCAGATACCTGTTCACCTTTTGATTCTGTAAGGTCAGAATTGTTTTCCAGTCGTTTTGCAGTTCTGTCTAACTCATCAATAACCTGTTGCAGTTTCAGTAAATCAAGTTCTCTTAACTGATCTTGTAATTCAATCAGTGTTTTCTCAGCTTCAGCAGCTTCTTGTCTGAATCCGTTTAATGCAGCTTGAGCTTCAAACCATTCCGTTGAGTATTCAGCCATATACCCATTTGCCATGAGTTTATTGATTTCATCTTGATATGATTTAATCTGTGACTGTAATTTACCGGCAACGTCCTGTTGATTTTTAATAGATTCTTGCAGAGAGCCATACATATTATCGGAATATGCAGATTCTCCTTTTGCAGCTGCTAACTCACGTAATGCCTCCTGATAATCTACAGCAGAGGACTCAATTCCAGTCATCATATCGATGTAATCTTCAATATTATCCAATGCTGTCTGCGCCAGTTCACTCTGTTTATTTAAGAGGTCATCGTACTGTTTATTACAATCTACGAGCTTATCATAATAAGACTGCAACTCGCTGATTATTTTTTGAGTATCCTGGTCATATTTTGAGATATCCAGAGAACCGTTCTGAATCTGATGGACGATAAGTGGGTTTATTCCACTCTGTCGCACAATAGAATCAAAATGACTTTGATAAGTCCCAATTGCTTGCTGAGTCCTATTCAGTAGTTCACTGTTCTTAGACATTGCCTCATACAGTTTCTGTTGCTTGTCTGGGAGATGTGCGATACGCTCCATTTGACTCATCAGCAAATCATACTGTGATTCTAAGCGTTTGAATAACACCTCAGCCCAGTCCGTGTATCCGGATACTGCTTCTGATAATTTCTCGGCAGCTTCTGATGTGTCTGATGCTGCTTTAGAAGTATCAGAAGCAGCTTTGGCAAGATTATTTGATGCGGAGTTGAGATTGTTGGAAGTAGTGTTGGATAAACCTGCTACATTTTTGTTCGCATTATTGACACCAATACTTCCTGTCACATATGCTGTACCAGATGCATAGGCTTTCCCTCTTCCACCATTAGAGGTTACATATCCATTTTTAAAGATTTCTTCCGTTTGTTTATGATTAAAAACAATTGCATTCTTTGGAATATGAGCAAATTCAGCCCCTCTATCACCAACTGTCCACCACCTGTTCCCGGAGACAACTAGCTCACGACCAATCTCTCCAGTTAAAGCAACTTCATCATTCTGAACTCCCCACTCTCCATTTGCAAGAGCTTTATGAATCCTACGATGTACTTGCGCTGTTCCTTCTACATGAGCAGTTCCATTTACTTTGGGCGCAGAACCATTCGTTATAACATTATAAGTTACTGTTCTCTGCAAATTAGACGGATTATAATTATCTACTGCTGTAGAATTTAGATGATATGTAACTGTTGCATCTTTGTTCTCTGGTGTGTAATTTTGAATTGCAGTATCATTCACTCCACATTTCACCAACATCTCTGGTGTAATTGCACTAATACTAGACACGATGCTTTCAATAGATGATGCGTCAAAACTACCACTAACCTTTGCCTGAATTGTAGGTTGCATTGCTTGAATTTCAGAAGCAAGAGAATTTACTTTTGCCTGGGCTTCTGATGTGTCAGCACCAACAGATGCTTGCATATCCAATTCATTTTTCGCATTTTGAAATTCCTGCAATTTTGCAAGAACATTCGCTATCTCTCCTTCTACTTGTGACGTGTCTACATTCATAATCACAGGGTTGGTCAACTGCTGCTTCTGCGCGATACAATACTGAATAATATTATTCGCATTCTCAATGGAAGAAGCATCAACATCCGGACGTGCTTTTATCTCATTCATTTGGGCAATTGTGCTATCCAGTGTTGTAATCTTGCCCTCTATATCTTCAATTCCAGATACATCCATTTTAATATCCAGATTTTCATTTTCTTTCAAACTTTGTAATGCATTTGCTGATTCATAGGCTTTCACACCTAAATCTCCAACTGTTTGTACTGCTTCATCCGCCCAGTCAAACTTACCGCCAAACTCTTCCATTTCTCCAAACATTGCCTGTACCATAGATTTTGAGAGATTCAACTTTTCTTCAAAGTCTTCCATCTTAATTCCATCGGCAAGATTAAAGATTTCTTTCCCGTTGACATCTGTTTCTACATTCATCAGACCAGCATTAACAGCATTGCTACAAAATTGAGCAACATCCATTCCAACTCTCTGACCATTTTCGTCATAGTTAAAATATTCACCGATGCTATTCATATAATTTTGAACAGCCTGTTCATCTTCATGGTTAATAGATTCTGGCACAATGAAATCTACTGCTGCCTCATATCTTTTTGTTCCAACTCTTCCATAATCTTCAGAATTCGGATCCGCTACATCTGAAATCGCCTGCATTGCATCCAAAGAAGCATCAAACATATCTCCAGATTCTGTTGTATCTTGTTTATCCAGCCAGTTTTGATACGCACCTGTTGCCTCTTTGATTGCAGATGTAAGCAAATCATACTGTTGACACTCTGCTGCAATTGCAGAATTTGCAGACATTAAAGAATCCAATTCTGATTTTGTTTGAGTATAAGCATCTGTTCCCTCATTTAAAGATTTCAGCTTTTCTCTTAGCTGTTCAATTTCCCCGGCATTTTTCAAATACTCTGATTGCTTCTGTGCTTTGTTTGCATTGTTCGTTGCAACCGCTTCTTCTGCTTTTGCCTGTGTAATTTCTGCTACCCGTTCTTCATTTAAACGCATTGTACCATTTACATATTCTAATGCAGATTGATATTCTCTTAATTCTTCTGAATTAAATGTTTCCACATCAATGGATTTTCCTGTAGACTGTCCCTCCAACGCTTCCGATACTGCTGAAATCGTCTTCAACGTTGTCTGTGTGGAATTTGCTAACTCTTCAAATGATTTTGCAGATTCTTCTACATTGTCTCCGGTTTGTGTAGAAATAACTCCTAATTCCACCAGTACATCCAACAAAGGTTGTACTTCTTCCGAAGATGTCCCGGCAATCAACCCCATATCCAAAGCAGCCTGTGTCAATGCCTGGATAGCAACTTCACCTTTTTGTGAACCTTCTGTGTCTAATGCAATCTGGAAGTCCAGATCACTAAGTCCAAGACGTTTGATGTTATTTGCATAAGTTTTTGCAGAAGATTCAAAGCCTTTAGGCACTTCATCCGTTCCGTCTTTTCCCAAAACTTTCTTAAATTCATTTGCTGCAATGGATGCTTTCGCCAGTTGATCTGTCACACCTTCAAAAACTGAAGTGTACTTATTATCACTTCCAACAACGGAATCAACTGCCTTTTGCACTCCTTCAAATGATGTCTTTGCTTCTTCAATTTTAGAGGTATCCCCACTTGATAACGCTTCATTATATTTCTCTACTGCATCTGCATAATCTTCATATAATTGACCGTAAGATTTCTTGGATTTATCGTAATCTACAGAAAACATCTTTTCATTTGCTACCATATCCATCTGCAAGAATGTCTGATAACTCTCTTGATAATCGTCCAAAACCTTCTTATTTGCACTTAATGCTTTACTTGAGTAATTCAGAACAGATTCTATTTTCCCTGTCGCAAAATCCTGTTCTTCATATTCCGACTGTAATGCAGATACACGATTCATAAAGTCATTGATAACTTTATCCGCTTTGGATGCATCCCCATCAAATGAGATTGTAAATATCCCGGTGTTCATCCCTGTATCCTGTAAAGTAATTCCCTGCTTTTCAAATTCCTTTGCGATATCATAGATGTCTTTCCCCACACCTTCGATTTCATTCGTAACACCTGTATCACCAAGACTATAGTGTCTCTTCTTCGTCATTGCCTTTTCTACATCTTGAAATTCTTTTCTGTTTTCATTCAATGTAGACTTTGCATTTTCAACTGCAATCTGCTGTAACAAACCAAGCTGTGTCTGAAGGTTTCCATTGACCAGATCCACTCCTGCTGCCTGTTCTGGATATTGAGAAGTAATCTGATTTTGAATTTCTAAGATTTGTTGCTTAACGCTATACTCTTCCGATTCAGTTAAATCACCAGAAGCTAATTTTGCTTTTAATTCTTTATATTTGGAGATTTGTTCATCCAGACTGGATGTAGATTCTTTCCATGCATTCGATGCATCTTTGGCTGTCTGAATGGTTTCTTCTACAGACTGCTGATATGCATTCCAGATAGAAATACCTGCTGTTAATGCTGTGGTAATCAAGACAATCGGATTTGCCATCAACGTTGCCCAGAGTCCCTTTAATGCACCACTAAATGTGACCGTTGTTGCTGTTGCTGCTCCTTCTGCCGTAGCCAATCCCATAGTAGATAATTTTGCAGCAGCTTGTGCTTCGCTCAGTCCGGTACTCTGTAAGATTTGCATTCTTTGAGCATTGGTTAAATTTTGTGAAGACAGCACTGCCTTTAATTGACTTTTAGATAATCCATCTACCAAGGTGGTCAACTGTTTTACACCATCTGTACCGATATTACCTGTTTTCAATAAACTCATTGCGTTGCTGAAATTTTGCATTTTCATAGCTGCTTGCGTAATAGATGTTGTCAACATTGTGAAGCCTTTGATTGCACCACCAACTGCCAAGCCAGTCAACGCAGTCTTTAACAGGCTTGTTTTATCCAGAAACTCTACCACTGACTGCGATGCTTCCAAGATTCCAGAAATAGATTCTTTACTAATCAAATTCATGGATAAAGACTCAAATGATGCCTGCAGACTCTTCTTTTTTGCCTCCAGGGAATTTAAGTATGCATCATTAAACTTCTTCATTGCCATTCCGCTGGAATTCTGTGCTGTTCCTGTCAAAGAGAGTACTTTATCATAATTATCAAATAAAGAAATCAATTTGTTATATTGATAGGTTCCACCCATCGCAGTGGCAATCGCTTTTTGCGTGTTTTTATCAAACATTAACCACTTCTTCCCAACATTATCAATTATGGTTTCTGCATCCAGAAATTGACCATTTACATCTCTCATATTGATGCCAACTGCTTTTAACACCTTTTCCGTATCATTTAAGGCTTCTCCCGTCTCCGCATCAATAAACTTACCAGCTTTAATCTGATTCATGCGTGATAACATGGATTTCAGCGCATTACCAATTGATTCATCAGAATCCTGCGTAACTTCTTTAATCGTGGCAATTGAGGCAGCAGTCTTTTCCAGCGATAATCCAGCATTATGTGCCATAGATGCTGTTTTGGTTAATGCTGTACCGATGCCTTCCGCATCCGATGAAGATTCCAAATCAATGCTCGATAAAATATCATTTACGTGACTTGCCTGATCTGCTGCCAACTGGAATCCATTTAAAGTTGCGGTCAGCACTTTAGAACTATCCTCAGAAGACATCTTGGCATTTTTACTGAGTACCATGGTATCTTTAATCAACATATTTGTCTCTGCCAGTGACTTACCACTTCTCAACCATGTATCAGCGCCGGATGTAACCTCTGTTGTAATCGCCCCAAGAGATTTTGCCATGTCATTATATCCACTGACCATATTTCTGACTTCAGAATAACTATCTCCTGTAGCCATCTGCAAATCCAAAATAGCATTATCAATGTCCGAAATTGCTTCTACAGCTGCTCTTGCAGATTGTTCGATCGTCTGGAATGACAACCCTAACTTTGCCAATTCTTTTATAGATGTTCCTAATCCCTGCGCGCTTTTCTTTGCTGTATCATAGCTTTTTGCCATATTATCTACAGAATTTGTACCCTCTACATTTGCATTGATATTGATTTTACTCTGCTTTAGATTGTTAATCTTTTTTACAGCAGTATCCAATTCTGACGTATTGACATCCAACTTGATTTTCTGGTTATTATTTTTCCCAATATCCTCAATTTCTTTGGATGCTGCTTTTAATTTTGACGCATCCACATCAATTTTCACTTTTTGTTTCTGCTTGGTCAAATCATCCAATTGCTTTTTTGCTTTGGACGTGTCCAACTCTACATCAACTTTTATTTTATGATCCGACATATGCCCTCCTTATAATTGACTAAATATTTTTTCCAAAATTTTAGGAACAGCTTCTTCCGTCCTCTTAAAATATCCGTGTTTACCGAGTGTTCCTGAATGTCCTTGCTCTGTTGCGTCAATTACTTCCGCTCCAGAAAATGTTCCTGTATGATATGAAATATTTTCATCCAGATAAGACTCAAATGTAAAATGATTTCCACCCCCAGAGACAGGAGTGGTATTAGGGGATTCTAATAATGTGCCTGTTCTTTCATATTTCACTGGATTTCCAAAACCATAATAGTCCATAACATTATCCTGCAATTCCTTATCTATTTCATTTCTGGCAGACTCAGCAGCCAACCTGACATCCTTGATTAGCTGCTGTTCCAAATCTGAAAAACTACGAAATGTCGCCATATCTATTTCTCGATCTTACTTAATGCGCTTCCAACAAGTGCCATCCCAAATAGTGCGCCAATTGCTTCTGCAACATTTTTCTTCTCTGCCTCTCTTTTTTCTTCCGCTAATTTATCAATAACCTTTTGACTGTCCATCATGTGACTAACTAATGTTTTTAAGCCATTTGTATTTTGCACATATAGTACTTCATCTAACAAAAATGATCTGGACGCATCATCTAACTTTTCCCAATAGTCTACAATATATCCCTGGATTTCTTTTACATCTACATTGCATCCAAATCCTAACTTTTCCAATCTATTATCATTGATTTTGTATTCCATGACATTATCTCCAGATATGGAATATTGATATGCTTTAGCAACTTTACTTGTATCTAAATATGCAACACTGTCAACTATTGTTTTTGGTATGTTTACAATCAAAATCTGTTTATCCTCGATAATAACTTGCCCTGTATAATATCCTACTATTTCCATGACATCCACTATTTTTTTCTCTTCGTCCACTACTTCCTCTATGATGAATTTATAAAATTCCCCAATTTTTAACTCATTTACATTTACCATTTAACATTTCCTCCTGTTTGAATAATTTATAATTTCTCATCAGCAAATGAAACTTCTTTGCATCTCCTATCCCTGTTCCAGCAAAGACAATCCCTAATATAGTGCGTTCCATTGTTGTCATCTCGTCCCATGTATCTGTCATTTCCTCAAGCAATTGCTCTCCTGTTTTTGGCATATCATTTTCATCAAAAATACGGATCCTTGTTTGTTCCAATAACGCCTCTATGTTTTCTAATCTCTGCTGTCCAGAGTCATTACCTGCAAAATAGCCTGTCCATTTATCATAAATTGCCTGAACAGTTTTTTCACATACCTCTTTTTTCTCTTGTGTCATTTGTTCCAGACACATTACATATTTATCAAAATTGTTTTGTTCCAATACTTACTCCTTATTATTTTATTAAATAGGATTGTTCTGTGACAGATTGTCACATCGTGAATTAACTGAATAGCTCTGTATCCAGTCCGATAGATTTTAAAATAGATTTGATTAAATATAGATTGTTTACCTGTTCTTCTTTATATTTTTGTTTCAATAAGAGTTTGCGTAAATACAAAATCTCATCTTCTGTCAGATTTACTTGCACGTTTTCTCATCACCCCCTGTCTCAATTGCTTCATCGACTGTCAGATAGTACTTTCCACTCAGGAACGCATAAATCCTTTTCATGGTATCTTCCTTCATTTTAATTTCCGGATTCCCATTCAACCATTTATTCACAACCGCATAATTCCTACCAATACACTTGGAAAAATGCGTGATTGTAATTCCATTCACAGACAAATACATTTTTACCACTTCTCTGATGTCCATTTTTATGTCCTCCTACTTCTCTTTTCTTGGATAAATATATCATAAAATTATGATGTTTTTCTCCCTATAGATATCCTCGCTTTTTTGAAAACGGGTGCAGAACCCCCATAAAATAAAGGATACTCTGCACCCATAAAATTTTTCAAAACTCCATATGTTCTATTTGTAATATAACTGACATCCACCACTTTTCTAGCTCAGTAAGTTACACCTGTTCTCTTTTGCCATTTCTTTTACGCAACAACTCACTACATTTATCACTACACGTTTTCCGATTTCTTTCTGCAAAAAATCTCCTTCCACACACTTCACAGATTTTGACACTGCGCTCACCATTATATTGATACAGATCAATCAATGGATTTTGTTCCTTTGCATAGAAGAGTTTAGTCTTATCTGGATCTGGTAAATAAAAAGAAATTTTAATATATTTTCTCAGCTTCTCTTGTTTGATGTATCCAGCCTTTTCCAACCTCTTTAATCCTTTATCTGTAATCTTGCTGCCAATCCATTCATCAATGGTTATCCTTTTGATTCCTTTGCTATTTTTGCCACTTGCCAGCAAAAGACAATCCACTTCTTTCTCGCTTTTCGCGACGTATCTCTGATACAAAACATATAAAATATACAACAACTCTCGATCTTTCGGACAGTTCTTTTTACATTCCATACTAAATATGGAATCATAAACACTTTTCGCAATCGGTACTTCCATTAAATCTTCCTGCTTCTTCTTGATCTGCTCAATTCTTTGTGCAATCTCTTCTGTCTTTTCTTGGCTTGTCTGGTATGCCTTTCGTTTTAAAGGCAGTTCTATATTTTGTTTCACGTTCAGTTCCACATTTTGAACTAAAATATCCCCATAGCACTCCCAAAGGATATCCTTGTTACAATCTTCTCTAAATTCTGGCTGATAATATTCCATATCCACCAAATAGGATGCTGCCACTTTTCGATCCGGAATCATTTTATCAAATTGCTTTAGACAAAAAATATAGATCAATTCTTTCGCAAGTATCTTGTCATTATATGTCTGGTTATATTCTGATATTAACCCCTTTAGATAATAGGATACTCTCATTTTCAGTTTCGGCAGAAGTGTTCTCATCTTCTTATATTCTTTAGAATTCCTCTTGACCGTGATACTTCTATCTTTTAGAGTCTCAGGATTAAAACCGTTTATATCGTCCAGACATGAAATCTTGGTAATTCCATTTCTTGTCTTCTTTTTTATATATACTGCTATCCGATCTACATTGTGATAGGAATGAAACTCACAGCACAGATCGCTTCTTCTATCTTTGGCATACTGGAAAAAATATGGTGGGAGCATTTCCTGCTCTTTATACTTATTATAAATCGGCGCATATCCTTTTAAATCCAAAGACAATTGTGTCTTGGGGAAATCAATCACATAATTGTTATATGCACATAAAATCCTAATCAATTTGATATCAGGATTTTCTTCATTGAAAATCTTTGTAATTGCATTCGACACATTCCCTATATTTTCATTGTCAAAGCTGCGCTCCAAACATTGATACTCTTCTGTCCTTGTAATCTGAGATTTAGGCGCAGAACCCATCTGGTAATACAAAGGTGCTTTCTGTTCGCCCAGACAATCTAAAAATGCAGAATCAGAAATAACAAACATATGATCTCCATCCACATCCGCCTGTAGTGTTTTTGTCAGCAGATCATGCGTACTTACGACTATATCATCACCAGAGAACCATTCCTTGCATTCCTCTGATTTAATCAATGACCTAATACCATGCTCACAATCAGACAAGTGAGGATATCGGATACAGCACACTTCTGATATCTCTTGCTCGTTATAATGCTTGCTATAGACATGATTTTCTGGTATCAATCCTTTTGGATTCTCTTCGCCACAAAACAGCCACTGGCAGAAGGCATACAAATCCGGACAAATATAGCCGTTGATACCTTTTACATAAATCTTGCCAGCTTGCATCCTTTTTCGCTCTGCTTTGATGTACTCCTGCACTTTCTTTTTTACATACCCATCGGATAACAATTGCGGATACAATTTGATTGCCATCTGCAAACCATCTAACTTTATATCTTCCCTTTCCATGTCAATACCCATAATCTTGAGTGCAACATCCGGATCTATTTTTGCCTGATTGATATAGTCAACAGATTTTTGGCAAAGTTTCTCCATCCTCTCCTCCGTAAACGTTTCCCGTGGAAGTGTCTGAATAGGTTGATAACTCAAACGGATATACTCTTTTCCCACTGGTTCTGCAAAATTGTTAATTGTAATTGCTGCGCCAGATGCTTTAAATTTGTCTCGGTAATCATCCATAGACTCATAATACTGCCACATTTTTAATTGACTCTGTGTCAAAATAATTTTCATTCGTTTGACTGTTTCTATGGGTACTGGATGATTCCATGCATCTAAAACAAATGATTCACACGAGTGCTTTTCAATAAACTTACAGAAATCAAAAGGAAAGATTGCTCCTTTAATCCATCCACCACGGATTTGACAGCTGCAAGGAAGTGTCCCCGGCATAAACATCCCTGCTCCATCCATGTGAGGAACAGGAACTTCCATCTCTGTTTCTTCTATATTAAAGGTATCCGCATCCAAGTAATTCACTTTGCCTGTCACAAGAGTCTCAAAATCTTTTACAACCAACACTTCGTCAATATCGACCGCATACTCTGTCTGTACGCTCATAGACAAATTCAAAGACTTATATGCTAAAAACTTTCCCATATTGATCCCACCATGAGCATTGATAATTCCTTCTGTCAATCCGCACAGTAACCGATTCTTATTATCTTCGTAAAATTTTGCATCCAGCAATGTGATTTCTTGATCTTTCAATTGCCCCGTAGAACTACTGTAAAAAATAAAATGCTTCCCTGCAATATCAATTCCTCGATCGATAATCTGTTTCAAAATAGGTTTCGCTGTTTTCCCTTTACATTCCAAAAATACAACTTTATCTATAAATGGGACATCTGACAAATCTTCCTTTTCCAGTCGTACAATATCATTTTCAAATAATGCAATCTGTAATTCCTCTTTTGCTTCTTTATCTTCATATATCTTCTCACGTGAAATACTTCTGATATCTGTATACCGCTCTACTTCCTCTATAAATGCTTTCTGGGCAGCAGACTTCAACTCTGGACGATGACAATTCTTCCATTTTTTTCTCAACTGATTTTCTTTTTCTGTCAGACATTTAAAAATATTCAATTTTAATATTCTGCACCGCTTCGCCTGTTTTAAAATACTACCTATAATAATCTCTCCCTTCGTAATTCATTGGTTCATTTCTGATTCACTTTATTATTCTCCATGTGCTTTCATATTTTTATCACCTTTTTCAGATGAAATCGGACTTTCATATTCAGCACTTTTACCCCTGGATTTATGCCCTAAGCAACTCTCAGATACCCCTTATTCTACTTTTAGTACATTGCGTGTAACTTTTATAAACTATAAGTAACAGGCTGAATTTCACCCATAAAACAGGCTGTAGACCTACTGTATACACCTTTTTTGAAGGCAGGTTGGCGCGTTCTGGAATCTACTAACTTTATTTGTAGAGGGAACATATCTGATTGATTTTTTCTTTGCACACTCCAACCGACTTCCAAATACTAAAGCGTAAAGACCAGATTCGTTGATGATTGTCATATTTTGCTTACCAGAAGGTGTTTCCATTTCGGCAACACTTCTGAAGTAACCCAATGTTTAAAACATTTTGCTGATTCCAATTTGCTTCCAAAGATTAAAGCGTAAAGACCAGATTCATTAATTACCGTTACCGTCCTTCTCTGACCTGCGTACTCGATTTGGGTACTCAGCTTATCTTCGTCTGATACATGTTTAGGGACTGCGTTTTTAGGATTTGCATACCCTAACGCCGTTGCCACATCTTTTCCCACAAACCACGGTTCGTTGTTATAACAATCAGCACTTAACAAGCTGTGAACTACTGAATCAGGTTAGCCCCAAACTGGGACTACCATCTACATCCACCTCCACACCCGTACCCCCATTCTTGGGGTATCGGACTTCTATTTCATGTAAAATCTAGTGTTTTTTATGACGTAAACCATCGTAAAAGGCAGAGACAGGAAACACCTTCTTGCTTTCTCTCTTTACCAGATTCTCCATCTGACCTAGTCTGGTCGAAAAATTCGACCGTGAAAAATATCGGATAACTTTATTCAGAAGGCTTTTTATTGAGAAGCTGTATCAAAATTTCATTTACTTCTTTTTTGCTACGCTCTTTTAATGCTTCATATGCTTTTGCATTTTCATTGTCCATTTCCTCATAAGCATGAGCATTATATACATGACAGAAATAATGAAAAATTCCTGAATCATCCGCATGTATCTTTCCAAGCGGAGCAATGCACCACAGTAGATAATGCAAAATTTCATGTCTAATTGCCTTCTTCATATCTTCTATATTCATGCTCCATGAATCGTATATATGAATTACTGATTGAACTCCCACATTTTGAAAATCTCCTTTTGTAAAAGTTTTTTTCTCAAAATCGTAATCTTTTCTGTAATCTTCATCAAATACAACTGGAATTATATTCTTCTCTATATTTCCAAATACTGAAAAGTCATTGATTACTTCATCCACAAATGCTTTAATATACTTCTTATGCCCTAATATACGTTTTGCATAATCAGCATAGCCATTCCTATCTGCTTCAAATTCCTGTTTAAGCATTTTCATTTCTTTCAATAACTGTTTTCTATTGCTAATATACCTTATATTTTTAAACATCTTAAAATCCTTAGCAGGCTTTCCAAAAACATATCCTGTCCCATATCCTTCTCTATTAGACCATAAATAAACATCTACCTTTTGATAAATCTCGCACTTACAATTGCAATCATCAGAATCATACTCACAGTCAGAACAACAATTGTATGTAATATCTTCACCGCTTTTTTCACAAACTGTCATTACAAAATCATTATCCATTGTATAGTCTCCATCATATGAGTCCGCTGTTATACTTGGATTTAATAGTGCTACCATATCTAAAAATTCCTGCTTTAATCTCATTGTACATCCTCTCACTCTCTATATTCGTATGTTCCTGAATCAATCAAATCTACAATTGCTCTTACATCTTTTTGCGGTAATCTATATTCTTCTCCTTTTACCAGTTGCACAATTTGGCTCATAAGATACTGATTCTTCTGCAGCACAGCCTGTATCTTTTCTCTCATCCCCATCCATTCTAATCGACACGCTTTATAGGATTCGTAATATACAGGATCATTTGATTCATAACGATTCTTCCATTTCTTTTCCATATATGCGTATTTATTGATCTGTTCTTCACAAGTAACCAATCCAGATAATAGAATTGATTTTGTAAGAATGTGTTTATCAAAATATTTCTTATATTCTTTTTTCATAACAAGCTCCTTTTCTATTTTTTCGGTGCAGGTTTTTGCTTGCAAAAAGCTCATCGTCCCGCAAGGGACGGCTCACAACCTACCGATAACGATAACTCTCCTGTACAGCCGATACCTACAGCTAAAATCTCTATTTTTTCACACCTAAAACGCCAATTTTCCCAGTGTTTATAAGGGTTTAGAGAGATTTCGCATCCTTTCATTTCTCCCTAATATATATATAATATAGGGAGACTTTAAAGGATGTTTTTTGCAAAAAACCCAGTGTTTATAAGGGTTTACGAGAATTTTAATTGAAATTTTTATCCATTTTATAGTGCGCGAAGGGGGTCTGGGGGAAGTGCAAAAAAGAGCATAATTCATTTAGTCGCACTAGCAGATTGTGAGCCTTGGCGAACAAGGTGCGTAGTAAGACTTATGAATTTGGTCTTCCTTCCCCCAGTTAATAATTCTCTCTTTATAAATAATTTTTTTGATATAAATTCGTAATTCCTTATATATAGAGAGATCTAGGTAATGTTGGATCCACTTCAGAAAGAGCCGCAAGCGACCCTTTCTTCGTGTCTCCGTTTCACTTTGCTTCGCAAAGTCTTTGCTGACGCAAAGATACAATTTAAATTGAAATAGAAAAAATTTTTTATAATTTCTTTCACATATTATTTATTTTCAAAATTGACTACCTTTTTTGGATGTATCCTCTATTATAAGCCTTACACCCAAATAGGGTAGTCAAAATTGTTTTCCGGGACAATGTAGAGAGATTAACCGCCCTCAGATTTCGGTTCCATTTTTTCTATCTTCCAAGCCTGTTTGTAAACCTTCTTCTTTTTCTTCCCAGAACTGTCCTCTATATACCTTGTAGTTTTGAATTCTTTTATCCTGTACTCAATTTCTTTTTCTTTCAAAACTTCATTCAAAGTATTTTTACTCTTCAGTAACCTTCCATTTTGCTTTGCATTTATCTTCTTGATTAATTCACTTCTGTCTCTTAGTTGCAACATAATAACCTTTTCTCTTACCATTTTCTCAAGATAAGATTCCAAAGAAAAATCTTCATTAATCAATCGGTATGTGTATGTCTTTGTGGATTTATTGTAAAATCCAAATATTCCAGCAAGATATTTACAATATCCAAACTGTCCATACTTGTTAAGCATAATGGAATAGTCAGCAATATCTTCCTTTTTCTTGAAATACATTGGTTCATTTATCCGCTTAGTATATGAATTAGGAATTACGTCTCCATTATTGTCATACACAAAATCATCATAAAGTATATTGTTGATGTCATTCTGCATAGGATACTTCTCAATCAGCTTTTCAACAGAATACTCGTTCATTCGATAATAATCAGCCATTTCTGCCTTCTGCTGCATACTTCTTCTAAGTCCTGCCAGTTTATTGTTGTTTATGATTTTAATATAGATATGCACCTTGTCATCCTCACTCTGAATACGTTTTCTACCTATACATTGTATTAACGATCCTATATCTACAATATCAATCACAATATGCTTGACATCCGTATCAATAATATTTATACCTGCATCAAAGCATGACGTTGTAATTAGAAACTGCTCTTCAAACCTTTGATTGATTAACAAATTCTTGATTTTTTCTTTATCCACATAATCATAATATTTACTGTTATTTGCACTACAGTTAAAAATACAATGCTCTTTAAATTTTGAATAAAGCTTATAAGCCTTTTCTGCTGATTGTATGAAAAAAATACCTTTATCTCCTTTTTTGATCCTTTCTTTTATAAATTCCTCCATCGTTGTATCTTTGTGAAAAAATGTCAATTGTTTTATAAAGGAAAAATCAAATGGTATTTCGTATTCTATCGCCGGTTCCAAATCGTTATCTTTAATAAACTTCTTCATATATCGGGACATATGTTCACCTGTAGCTGACATAAATAAATGAATCGCTGTATCGTTTTCCATAATCATGTTAAAAGATATTGCGGTTTTATTATTAAAGCTACTATCATTGAAAAAATAATGAAATTCATCACAAACTATGTAGGTATAATTGGATAGCTTTATTTTGTCTGTATTATTCAACTTGGAATATTCAAGTGACTGATATGTGATAACATCTATCACATCACTTTTACCGTCAGCTTCAATTTCATATTTGAATTGATCAACGCAGTTTGCTCTATGAATTAACATTAGAATCTTTCCATTTATTTCCTTAGCTAATTCATACAGAGTATTTTTACAGAAATAACTCTTTCCTGCCCCCATCGGTGCTGATAATAAAATGTTATTACCGACTCTCCATTTTTTTGCATCTTCTTTTGTGATCACATCTGTGATTCTGGTTCTCTTCATTGGCACACCTCCAACTATCGACTCATATATTCATCTATTGCCGATTTTAATTGTGGAGTGTCATTAAAGAAAAATACATTTCTTCCAGATTTTTTCAAATCGGGACGCATATCAATAAGAACAAAACCTTTCTGCATTAAGTAACCTGTTAATTTTTGTGAATATACAATAAAATTTTTCTTTTCTTCTCTTGTTGTAATAATAATTCCTCTCCTCCATTCTTTGAATCTGGCACATCACATTCAGCAATGTGCCTGTCAATTAGTTCCTATAAGTATTATTCTCTTATTTGCGGTGCGGATTTACTAAAAATTGTTTCTTTTAGCTTATCTATCACTTGCTGCATCGTTGTTTTACCAAACGGTGTAATCTCAACTTCCAAAGATGTACCACATATCTTGTCAAAAACATGAGTTGTCAAAAGCAAAACCGTTTCCGACTTCTGTTCAACTTTCCACTCAATATTATTGAATATTCCAGATTTAACCAGATGCTTCAAATTTTTTGTAAATTCATAAGTAGTAATACGGCATGTCTCATCCGGCATTGATCCACATCTTTCTGTTACTGAAATCACATCCACTTTTGACTTCTTAATCAAATGATACAAATTCTCTGACTTCGCTATCATGTTTGTTTACCTCTCTTCCCTTGTTGTACCGGCAGTATCCTATATAGATACCGCCAATCTGTAATTTAATTCAATGAATGTTCGTTATTATTTGAAAATAAATAACATTTTGATTTCCAGGAACGGCTGACCAAATGGTTTGATAATAACTTCTTTGGAACGGTCACTTTCTTTTATGTAAAAAAGATTTATGCTGTCATCGCAAAGCGGAAGACTCAGTGAATCAGATTCTTCTCTTATTCCTACATTAAGAATCAACTCTTCATCAATATAAATGGGAGCAGGATTCTCGATTCCGATGTTAAGTCCAAATACGTTTGTGACTCTTACTAAGACACGATAGTAACCTTTCGTTTCTTCCAGAAAATCTTTCAGACCATATACATCGGTTTCCTTCCATCCATCTTCGGCAAATTCATTTTTGTTATCTTCCACATTCAAAATCATCAGATTAAGTTCCATTCCGTTCAGAAGTTCACAGGTGATATGCAGAAAATCAGCTTCCTTATTATATTCGCTTTTTATTGCTACTAAATTTTCTTCGTTGAGAGCAAAGCTTGCCCCATTCATTTGACACGTCTGGAAAAATTCATGTCCTGTCGGAGTACTTTCATACTGATTGATCTGCATCACCATAACTTCTTCGTCTTTTCTCAGATTAAGTGTAGTAAGTGCATAATTGTTCACTACCTCAAAAATCTGCTCTGGTGTTCTGGCTCCTGTATTTCCTGTTGCTTCATTCATTACTTTGTTCATCATAATTTTTAATCTCCTTTTCTCATAATCTCAATCTTTATCACTGGTAAGATGTACGCCTGAATACGTTTCCAATAAATGTACCGCATCTCTGTATGTCATTTTGATATCTCGACTTTTATCTGCACTGATTAGATCATGGATATCTCCCAGAATAAAATCCGCTTTATATCGAGACGTATCTTCGCACAGTAAATGGAATGAAAATCTTCCTATTTTATACAGTTCTAAATATTGCACGTTCCCATCAGGTAGCTCTTGCTTATTGATACCTACAAATTCCATACGGTTTTCTGCAATCAATTTTTTAATCACTGCATCCTTTAAGCAATAGTGACTCAACATTCTTGTCTTTGCAGCATTGCAGATTCTATAATCACCACTTCTATAGCTTCGATTTTTTGTATCTCTGGACACTTTTGCTGATTTATTGATGATATACAATGCCCATGCTATGTTCTCATCTGTTTGCGGAAGATTATGAACCTCCCTATGAACTATTCTCTTTGGCTCTAAATTTTCACACTCTGAAACTTTGATAATATCCGGAATACTACACACATGATACTTAATACTAAAACTGCCTCGTGAATCTGTAATAGTTGTAAGTACTCTTATTTTTCCTGTATTGATTAACTGTTTTACTGTAACCTTTCCAACATCTAGTATTTCTTCAATATCACATTGCAGCAGTCCGAATCTGTCCAATGTTACAAAATCTGATAATGTTGCAGGTGTAAGATATTTGTGGGTGACTTCTATCAATTCTGATTTTCTGATCTTGCTCTTTTTTATTTCTGGTTCATACTTCTCTTTCAGGAACTTCGCCAAATTATCTTTCATTACAAAATTGATTCGATTCTTTTCAAATAGCACATCAATAATCTTTTCTTCTATGGATTTGCTCATAGTATTATTCTCCATGTTTCCTCAATGTTATTTACCTGTTTCTTCGCTGTTCACACATTATCTTAACTGTTCATCTCTGTACCATCGTCATCATCGTCCAATTCTCGCAGCAAATCTAAACTTGATTTTCTACGCTTACTTGTTTTCTGTGATGACGCTGTTTTCCTGGAATCTTCCAATCCTATATTGATTTCTTCTAACTGCAAAGTTCTGCGCTTGCCGATTCTTTCTCGCTGCTCTTCTACTGCTGATTTTCCTAATTCAGAGATATAATCCACTGGAAATGACAACCCAGACAGGCACACGATATTTGCTGTTCCGTTATTTCCAGTAAAAATATTTTCTGGTGTTCCTACTGCTTGTATGATTTCATGCTCGTCTAAGTGATTATCCTTTTGATTGATAATACCGATATTTCCCACTACACCATCGTTCATCAGTGGTAAAAAGATGTTCTTTGCAGTCAAAACATTTATCATATCTTGTGTTGATACTGATTTATCTTTTCCAGATAGCATTGCCAACACAAATACTCCATGTTCTCTTAACATCCTCATTTTCTCCGAATCATCAAAGTTAGAGCCTTTTGATACAGAACTGTCTGTAAAGAATCTATCAAGCATATTGATAAGCGTCTCATTGATCTTCTGCAGATCCTTGTGAGCATCATTATTGACCAGAATCATTGCACCTAATTCTTCAATTTCCATCAGTTCTTTAACCGTATTATATGCGTTAATTCTTTTTTGAATGGATTCATCTTTTCTCGGCATTAGTACAATCGGACATACAATCTTTTCCGGATTAGCACATATAATGTCACTAACATGAGTAATACTTCCACTACCTGTAGTTCCACCGCCAGAAGCAATCGGAAGTACAATTTTTTGTTCAATTTCTTTAATTTTTTTCACAATATCTATATTATTTTTCAATGCTTCTAAAGCAAGATTTCTATCTCCGGCTAATCCGTCATAGCCACGCAAGACAAGTACATTCTTCGCAGAAGATATCGTCTGATTGTCCTGCTCACTACCGTTGATCAGCAACGTGTGATAATTTCTTTGTTGGAACCCATACCCAACTGTTTCTCCTGCTAAACCAAGTCCTATCACTGCAACTTCTTTCTTAATCATGCTCTACCTCTCCTTTTCTTTCTATAAAATTGATTCCTTTATCAAGTAGATAAAATGTATCTGCCTGAATTGACTTACATCCCTTTTCTACATACCCCATTTCTTTCATATTCATCATCTTCCGATATGTAGTTGGACGAGTCGTTTGTGTTACATCCATAATTTCCTGTAATGTCATTCCTTCAAAAAAGGATGTACATTTCTTTTTCTTTAGTAGTTTCAAAATGATATAATCTGTTCTGTTCAATTCCATTCATATCCGCTCCTCCCTGTAATTTTTCTGTACCAAAACAATACCCAGCTGTTTTCTAGGATATTATTTAAGTAAATTTGCTGTTCATTTGTATGCAAAAATATATAGGCTCTGCTGCCTAATCATATATTCTCCGCTGCCGGAACTGCACTGTATTCAATTTTCAACGTACATTTTTGAGTACAAAAATTAAACATATGCGCTATATGTAGAATTACAACGCTCATATATTTCATTATTCTTCCACTCATTTAATTGTTAAGTTGGAAATTTTGCAGAAACGCTTGACTACTTAAAATAAATCTGTATTATATAAATATGTGTAGCGTTTCGCTATGCTTTGTTTTGAAAGAGGAATCTTTATTCCGGAGGTGTTGGCGCACCGTTGATGGAATTTGGATTTCTCTTTTTATGTTACAATAGTCATATTACTACGAACATTTGTTCTTGTCAACATTTTTCAGAACATATGTTCTTTCTCGTGTTCCATAAAAATATTCTATATTATATGTTACGCTCCTTATTTCTGTTTTTTCATTTCATTTCTGTTTTTATAAATCAATTGTACGACTTAGTTCTTCTTTTGTCAATATATTTTTTCGTTTTTGCAGAAACATATTTACTTTTACAGAAATAGATGCTAAACTTAGACACATATTAGGGAGGTATGTTATGGCACTATCATATGAACCACTATGGCAATTTTTAAATGATATTCATTTATCAAAAATGGAATTTGCACAGAGAGTAGACATTTCTAATGCAACACTTGCCAAAATCGGGAAAAATGAACCTATTACTTTAACAATTATAGAAAAAATTTGTACTGAATTTAACTGTAGCATAAGTAACATCGTTGTTCATATTCCTGACGCATATCCGTCTATTCCATTAAACTTATTAAAAATAGGAACGATTGTAAATTGTCAATGCTATCCTCTAGGAACAAGTTCACGATCTAAAGTAACAAGAACTGTTAAGGCAGCATCTATTAACCAGCCTTGTGTAATAATAGGAAGGACTAATAAACCATCCGATGAAAATCCTTATTTTTTGATTGCCCCTTTAAATTTAAAAGAAGATCCAGAAGCAATATTAGATATTCCTTTTAAGCAGTCCACAATAAACAACACAAATGTGAATGGTTATATACAACTTTCTAAATTAGGTACAACATCAGCAAAATTTATTGAAAAAATAGTTGGCAAAATACCACGATATTTTATTGACTACAAAATACATGGTATCATCAAAAAAATAGAACCTATTTTAGTATCGAGCGGTATAATCCATGATAGTTTTCTTACAAACAATTTTTTATTACCAGATGAAAATAATTTATCTAGCCATTAAATTTTATGCAAAAACGGCACAGTCACTCTCTCACCTAATTGGTAATTGATCTGACTCTGCCGTTTATTCTTTTAATATCTCTTATAGACATCTCCACGATTTCCGATATCTACCACGCACACTACTAATTTTCCATTATTTACAGTATAGATAACTCTATAATCACCTACCCGTAGCCTCAATAAATCTTGATGACCTTTCAGACGTTTTATATTTTCACCTTCAGGAAGTTTATAAATTGCTCTAAGGATTCTCTCTTTGTCTGTCCGATTAAGACGCTTCAGAAATTTTTGAGCCGGCTTTTCCAAAACAATCTGATATCTCATAATACAATACCTTCTTGCTTTGCAAACTCCTCTATAGTAATAGTATCATGTTTATCAGGGCTGTCATCATTCAGATACCTCTGCGCCATATTCTCGCAAAAAACATCGTCTTCCATTTCATCATCAAATTCTACTCCTTTTAAAAATAAAAGAATTTTCTCAATTTTGTATTCTGGTAATTTGTCAATAATCTGTTTCGCTTCTTCACGATTGCTCATATGATCACATCCTTTCTTACTCTATTATATCATATTATATTAAATTCCTGTACTCTCTCCTTCCGTCAATAATAGCATAGATAATCACTGTTCTATTTTCTTCGTTCACTTTGTAAAATACCAGATGACGTTCTACGATCAGCACCCTATATCCTTGTTTTCTAAGGATGGAATATCTTGGGATACTTCCGGAGTAAGGAAATGTGGATAATTTTATAATCGACTTTTCGATTTTATCCAAATACTCAAGTGCAATTTCCACACTGCCGGAATCATCTGCAATGTAAAAAATGATTTCTCTTAACTGCTCATCTGCTTTATCCGTTCGTACAATTTGATATTCCATTTCTATTTCCTCTCTAACAGGCTATTGCGTATGTCATTAAAAGTCTGTTGGATTGGTGCAACTCGCCCATTGACAGCATCTTCCTCCGCTTCTGCCAAGGTACGCAGTAATTCCAATTCTGACTGCATCTGATTATAGTCTTGTAACCCCATAACAACCGTATCACCTTTTCCATTTTTTGTAATGATGATCGGTGTTCTCTTTTCATGACACTCTTGAGATATCTCGTTGTAATGATTTCTTAAATCCGCTGATGGTCTTACAATAGTTTCCATATAACCGCCTCCTTTATATAGTCATATTATATCACAATTTTTATATATTAGGTGATTTATTTTGATATTATAATGCTGTGTATAACAACATATCTGTATATTGTATTTTATTTGCATTTAAACGCTATATATTGTATATCCATTCACATCACGCTTCTGAAATTTCCTTCCGAACAGCAAATAGTTTCACATTATGAAACCAATTGATTTCCTTGTAGAATCTACGTTTTCCGCTGAACCTTCTATATTCAGCCTCTTTAAACGAGAATTATTATCATTTATAAGAATATCCTTTATAATACCAACTCTCTCACCGAACAACTCACCGACACTCATTTTTCTACATTTTATACCCTACTTTTTTACTAGGGATTCGTATAAACTCTACATTTGTCCGAACTCCGCATATGATAAAGGACTGTACATTTCTGCACAGTCCACCAACAAATAAATCACAACACTTTAAAGGTAGTTGTATCACCTGTCTCATAATATCTTTCTCTGACTTTTTTGTCAAGAATGCTCCTGCTGCCATAACGTTTTATTAGGTCAATCAGACTTTCTTTATCCCCCTAATTATGTCCATGTCTGTAATTCTCCAACATTCTGTTTTGGCAAGTTCTCTCAATATAAATTCTCTGTCAACCTCCATTGTGCAATATCCAATACACTTTTGCTCTTCACCTGGCAAGTTCAAAAACACTGGCTTAACATCCTTCCATCCGATTTGATCATCGTCACCTATCGGATCTCCAAGGCTCAAAATCGACTTAGAGATAACTTCACGCACACTGAATTCATCACCTTCGTATATTTGATAAAACATTGTTTCCACTGATTCAAACATTGCCACATCTTTTAATGATTCTTCATATGTTTCCCTACATGGTCGATACATCAACATAATATTTTCCTCCGCATTTTTATACTTTTAGTTTACTATTTTTATCTACTCAACACCAGTAAAATTTTACTGGCACTAAATAGAATCTTGCTATCCAATTTTCTTGACAATCATATCCGGCGCTTTTCCTACAAACTCAATCATATACTCATGATATTTATCATTGTAAAAAATTTCCATCACACATTCTCCGACAGAATATGTAGTACGGCTTGTACTCTTTCCTGTTTCTCTATCTACAGCCATAAATACAAGTTCATCAAATTCCGGTTCATATTCCACCTTTGCGCACGGAATATCTAAACTGATTCCGTAATTATCTGTGCTTTCCACGCTGACAAAATTTCCTGTTACTGCTTCTACAAATGCTTTTACTGTTACTGTTTTCATATTCTTACCTCTTTCCTCTAAATAATATCACTTTTAATGCTGTTGCAGTTTCTACATAGTCCCTGCAAATTATCAATCGTATTGACTCCACCTCTGGACAGTGGAAAAATATGATCAATTGTCAGATAATTTTCCATACTTGTATAATCATCAATTTGTAATCTTCTGCCACAGATTGCACATTTTCCATCTTGCCTCTGATATAAGATTTTCCGCTTTCCACGTTTAGACGCTGTTGCAATCCTTTTACATTGCTTTTCATGTGATATCCTTTGTTGATTGACTTCACATACTACCGTTTCCATCCCACACATAACCGCCACAATATAATCACAGAGTCCATCAACTAACCATCCATTTTGTGTGACAACGATCTGTTTTTTGAATTGTCTGTGCCTTATGTAATACACTACATGATTTTCCACCTTTGACTCTTTTGGCGGTGTACGTGTGTACCGATTCGGAATTAGGATTTTATCAACACGCATTTCCATCGTCATATACACACGCCTCCTCTCTCTAAAAGAACTTGTCAACCAGAACCTTTATGATTGCCTTTTTCAGTTCCTCCGCATAGCCTGACAAATCGACAACAACGCTACAGTCAAACTGTTCTAGCATTTCATTTTCCGCATCCGTAAAGCCAATTTCAATAGATGTTCTAATTGGTTCATTTGCCTGTATAACAACTCTCAAATATGTAAAATCAATATTTACAGGTTTGTCACTCCAGGCAGAAGGTCTATTGTACCCATTCTCCAGATTGAGCTTTTCAATTTCTTTGGTGCGGTTTACCTTTGCGATTTCGATTGCTTTCTCAACTTCTCTCTTCAATTCATCGGACATAGAACAAATATCAATAGACACTTCCATATAATCTTCATCAAACACAATGTTTCCTAACTCTAATATTCCAATATTTGTTGTTTCTGTTCTTGCTTTCCATTTCATCATAACTTTGTATCTCTTCTTTCCCTATTATACGTGTATTACTTTCTTAATAATTTTGTATCATCAAACCACTTAGTGCGTCCTTTGGATTCATTAAAGCAGATTTTAGGCTGTATGATGACACTTTTACCGATAGACTGCACTCTCTTATGTTCATCTGTTTTCACTGCAAATTCAACTTCTTGCCTTTTCATACTTATTCCTCTTCTATTATCTTTCATGCAAAGATACTTTTAATAACCTACTGCTATGTAATACAGAAACATCCCTACAAAGAATCCTACTGCACATAGTCCAAGTTTAAAGGATGGGAACCTCTCTGATTGTTGTGTATGTCTCTTCTGTTTTCTCTTGTGATCCACTGGAATCAATTCAATCCGTCTCTCCGGCTCAATATTAATTAAGTCAAGCTGACATGTATCATAAAAATTCATCACTGCTACCCTTCCTCTCTTACAAAAATCTGCATTTTAAGCATTTCAGAAAACCATGATTTTGCATCAGTAAAATTTTCTTTGTCACCATATTTTTCAAACCATTTCAGCCACTCTTCTCTTGTCAGAGTAATAGGGCGTTCCTCTTCAAAATATGTATATCCGATATCCATATCTATTCTTCTTTCTCCCCGTCATGCCGATAGGACAGCTTTTGAATTATCTGATTCGTAACACGTTGTAACTCGTTGTTCTTTCAAAAGGCTTCAAATCGTCTCCTAAGATATCCTTTAACTTATCCTTATCCAGTGTAGTTCTGCTCTGTGCTTTATAGGTGATTTTTGCACTGTCAGTGATTTCCGAATCCAGATTATGCTCCGTCATATACAAGATAACTTCATACTCAACTGCTTTTACTTCATTTTCAAGTTCTTCTTTCATAGCTTTCAGGCTTCTCAATTCCTGCACTTTCTGTTCTAATTCTGTTTTTGTGATACACATAATTGCTTCTCCTCTTCTTATGATTTATTTGTTGTTACAACCCTTTAAGCATCTTCCTGACTATTTCCGCATCATTCCGACCGATCACAGGTATATGGCTTAAAGCTTATGAGTGCTTTCGGCTGTCTCGGTTGTTTTGTAGGTCTGTTTTGTTTGACCTTGTGATTGTATTGTACACTTATTTCAGGTGTATGTAAATTGACATTATACACAAAGTATGCACCTGTTTTTTGTGTATATTATACACTTTTAATAGGTGTATGTTCTGTGATATACTTTTTTATAAACACTTGCTATGAGTGTATTACATATGATATACTTTATTTAAAAGGGAGGGTTCATCATGTTGAAATATAAAATTGATATATTGGAATCTTTAAAAGAAAAAGGATATACTTCATATAAAATAAGAAAAGAAAAACTGATTGGAGAATCACAGTTACAAAAAATAAGAACTGGTGAAATAGCAAGTAAAGAAACGTTGAATACTATATGCAAATTGTTAAATTGTCAGCCAGGAGATATATTGGAATATATAGAAGAAACTGAATAAATTTTCATGCACTTGTTTCGTGTGTATAATATGCACTAAAATCAAGTGCTTTTTTGTGCATAAAATCAATATTAATACACCTGTTTTAAGTGTATAATAATCTCATCAAATAAATCACACACAGAAAAGGAGAGATTATTATATGAGTAAATCAGTGTATGAAATGGTAACAGACAGAATTATTGAGCAGTTAAAAAATGGTGTAATTCCTTGGAAAAAGCCTTGGCACGGTGTAACAAGCGGAGCATACAACAGAATCACAAGAAAACCTTATTCCTTATTAAATCAGATGTTATTAAAACATACGGGTGAATATGCCACCTTTAAACAGTGGACAGAATTGGGCGGTCACATCCGTAAAGGAGAGAAATCAGAAATACTTGTATTCTGGAAGATATTACCTGTTGAAGAAAAGAAAGAAGATGGAACAACAGAAATAAAACAGATTGCAATGTTAAGATATTATAATGTCTTTCATATTTCACAGGTAGACGGTATTGAGCCGTTATCTTATGAGGCAAAAGAACTGTCACCACTAGATGAAGCTGAAAAGGTAATCAGTGATTATCTTACAAGGGAGAATATCGTATTAGAGAATACGGCATCTAATGAAGCGTATTACTCACCTTCTCTCGATCTGGTGCATTTACCGCTAATGGAACAGTTTAAGAACGAAGCAGAGTATTATAGCACAGCATTTCACGAACTAACACACAGCACCGGACATAAAAGCCGATTAGACCGACTTAGTTCCTCAACAACTGCTCGTTTTGGTAGTGAAGATTATAGCAAGGAAGAACTTGTTGCAGAAATCGGAAGTGCAAACCTTATGAATATTCTCGGTATTCAAACAACTGGAAGTTTCAGAAATTCAACAGCTTATATACAAAACTGGTTATCTGCATTGAGATCTGACGTGAAATTCATTGTTTCTGCATCTTGCAAGGCAGAAAAGGCAGTCAAGTACATTTTAAATAAAGCATAGAACTTTTTTGGGTGTCACTTATATAGTTACACCCTGCTGTTGTAAATAAAGAATTGATTAAGGGAGATATACGGATATGAAAAAGAAACTATTTGCTACTGCATTACTGCTATTAACCACTTGTACATCATTCACAGGATGTCATTATCATACAAGAGATAATACAACTATGATACAGACAAAGAACAGAGAAAGCACAGCTAATAACTACATAGATATGAATCGTGTTACAGAATACAGGGGAACAGATACAGGATTGCAATTATATTTCGAGGATGGAACTGGTTACTATTTAGAAGTCCCACAACGTCAAGAGGGAATAACAAAAGTGTATTATATTTACACACCGGAAGATTTTGAGCATTTATCTCATGCGCTTGAGAATCGGAATGAAAAGATTATTATTGAGGTTTCTAATGGTACTGTTTTAGACTCTGAAGGAAATGGGATTGATATTCTTGGCAATTACAGACATTATGATATGGAAAAATTTTCTGTTGGTGATAAAGTCCAGTCTGTATTTGTGTACAATCCAAAGACAAATTTTATTGATGGTATCCTGTATAGAACAGATACCTTGATAGAATAAATCCAAAGTAAAAAAATAGGCTGAGAGTTCTCGAAGCTCTCAACCTGTTATAAATTTTCTATATGTAGAGGGATTTTTCTATTTTGTAGTATGATTGTTTTTTCTGTTGTGGGTGGAAATCCGTGGAGTTTAAATTGTTGCTTATGTGGGTATGTCATTTTACAGTAGGAGTCCACTGGCAACAGTACCCCCCGGTATTAAACATTTTTGAACAAGGTCGGTTTTCTGGATATGGGGGTATGGGTTCCATCCACACGCCACGAGTAAAATTTAAGCTGTCGAAATCATGGCAGCATAATTTAAAAATAGCTCTTACAGTTATTACACTTCCACTGCTTGCCAACCTTTTTACTTCCAATTCCAAACATCAATGTACTGGCAAAACGGCTCGTACCAGACACTTTAGTAAGATTGGTTGAATTACAGTATGGACAGTGTGGTTGATTGAGTTGAGGTTTGGAAGCAGGTCTTTGGGATGGTGCATGAAGTTTTGCAATCCACTCATCATACATCTCTTGCTGGAATTGGTTCCCACCGTATTTATTTGCAATTTCAGCCATGTATTCACGTTCTGTTTCAAGTGTAAAATTTTTCCCAAATCCTTCGCATGGTATGTCCGTTTGAACAATCTGGGTATTACATTCAGTGCATTTAAATACAGTCGGTATAATATCTGGAATTGTACTAGAATTTGTACAGCCACATTTAGGACATATTTTTACATGTTCAAAATCATTTAAACCATTGTCATCCATAAATTTTTTTAAAGGAAATCCGCATTTAACACAAGTTTCTGAATATTGACTAATTTCTGCTCCGCACTCCGGACAAACTACTAACATAAAATTATCTCCTCTCGAATATTACTAATTTAATGATATACCATTATATATAGGAAGTAAATAGAAATTACTTCGTTATATACTTGTCGCTCGAAAATATAGGAAAACTTTTTGGTAATCTTGATGAGATGTCTAATACTAGGTTTAAGAATGTATTCTCTTTTGATGATATGCAGAATTATTCATGCTATAGAACAAAGGCAAAAGAGAGAACTAATCTTCTTTACTCCTTTGCCCTGTTCATTATCTTTCGGTTTTCCTGCCACTAATTTTTCTTTACCATATACTGTTCTTTTAATTTCAATATTTTATTCCAATTTTTCTTTACCAAAACTGTAATTATTATGATTACCAAGATACCCGTAATCATAATGATAACCACTTTACTAACAACATATATTGTTATGCTATCTGTCTGTCCATCATGTGCTTCTGCTGTAAGAACTACTTTTCCAGTTCCAACTATGAACATTTCGCCATCATCAAAAGTTACAATTTTGTCATTGCTACTCTTCCATTCTGCATTTTCAAAAGTCGCATCACTCGGAGAAATAACTGTATCCAATTGTAATTCCGTCTTTTTATCGATCACTTTAAAAGAAGATAAATTCAAAAAATATTCCATAGAACTATCATCTATCTTAATATCTTCTGTTGGAACATGAAATGTTTCAATTGGAATTTCATATTTAACATCATTTTTTGTTTTAATTATTATGGTTGTTTTCCCATCTGATATAGCTTCTATTTTATTGTTTGTTATCTTGGCAACACTTTCATCACTACTAAATAAAGTATAACTTTTATCATTAGCTTCTTCTGGTAAAACAGTTACGTTTAAATTAAACAATTTTGTACATTCCAATTTTATATGATTAACATCAACTTCTATTTTTTCTGGAAGAATTTCAAAAACTTCTACTTCAACTTCTGACGTGACACCATTTATTGCTTGACATATAATTTTTGTTTTTCCCACTTTGTGTCCTGTTACTGTTCCATCCTCTGCTACTGTTGCAATTTCTTTATTGTCCGATTTCCACATAATTGTTTTATCAGTTGCATTATTAGGTAAAGCTTCTGCCTCATATTTTATTGTTTTATCAAGCTGCACTTTAGTATTTGAGCTTTTTATAGAAATCGATTCTACTGGAACTGTTTTTACTGTTACAACAAATGCCTTATTTTCGGCACCCGATGCGCTTACTGTAATTGTTGTATCACCTTCGCCAACAGCTGTTAATGTATTGTCTGCATTCACACGAACTACATGTGGATTACTTGATGTAACATTAAAAGCATTCTGAGATACGTTCGCCAATGTAACATCTAGACCTGTGCTATCTCCAACATTCAATTGAACTGGTGGATTATTTATAGTAACACTTGGCTTAGGCGGTGTTGGCGCTGTATAACTTGGAGTTCCTCCGCTATATGGACATACACCTCCTGGATGTAAATGTGCTGGCATCCCGTGGTGATAATGATAACTCCCTAAGCCACTTTGATTTTTATAATCATGGTGTCCACCTGCCGAGTCTGTTCTTCCTGGATGCGCATACACTGAAACAGGCAGAAGCATACATAGTATTACTGCACAAATAATACCTTTACACTTTTTCATTTGTTTTTCTCCCTCACAAAGTAATTTAATAGATTTTTATCCGTAGTCATATTATATCATAGTTTCTATTTTGTAAAGTGCTTCCTCTTTCATATTGCCTTGTAACGCTTCTTTTAATTTAAGAATCTTCAATTCATAAACAATATCATCTAAATCTATTGCATTATTAAGTTCGCAAAAATATGTATATATTTCTTCCGCATTTCTTTTCATACGTACACCATCTTTAATTTCCATCCATAACTTTCTTCTCTCTCCTTCACTACCAACGCTTTTCCGAACCGCAATCTCTCTCCTACATCGATAGCACTGTGTTTTATCTGCTGCATTTTCAGCTCCACAATAGCAAATCCATTTATCCTCTAATGTTTCTAAATCACGAACTGTATCTACACCTTCCTTTTTCTTCAGCATTTCTAAATCTGCATTGTTCATTTGTTCATTTCTTATTTGATTTGTTGTATCTACCTCAACAACTTTATCGCTACTGTTCAAGATAACCTTTTTAACTATTACATAGGCTTTCTGCATTAAATCTAATCGAATATCTCCAACTGATATTTTAGCAAATTCTGTGTTATACGATGTATCCATTTCATATGTATGTGTCCTAAAAACAATATCCGAAAGAGTGACAACATTTTTAAATATGTCTTCTAATTCAATATCAACAATTAAAGCTGTCGCTATGCCCTTTTCAAAATAGCTCTTAATCTCTAAGTTACCAAATACAACTCCTTCTGAACTCGCATTCTCAAAATTCACAGTACATACATTGAATGGTAATCCTAAATTGTATGAAAAAACAGGAATTGAATACCCAGAATCTTTTCGTATATTTTGCTTCTCTATTCTTACTACTGTTCCTGTGGCAACAATCCCCATAACATCACCTGTAAATGTCGTATAATCAACATCAATTCCTAAAATAGCATTTCCATCTAAATACTGTGCTTGTTTTTGAAGTTCCTTTAATGCCTGCTCTCTTCCACTTTCTAATTTGTCCTCATACATTCCACCCCTTGATCCGGAAAAATCTGCAACAGCAGCCCCAAAAGAACTAAAAATTCCAGTACCTAATACAACTGATGCAGAAATCACATCGATATATTGCGTTATTACATAACCTTCAAAATTATATCCTGTAGTAATTAACATATCATCCTCTCCCATCTGACTATTCATCTCATATATCTTTAGTATATCATAAACATTTTCTTAATGTATAATCAAAATCTTTTGCTCATTAAAAAGTAAGGGCAAAAATCCTGTCTCAAGATTCTCACCCTTTCATTTTTTATTGATCTATCTTCTCAATGGATATTCCTGGTATCGTAATCGTGCCACCCATAGTTGATTCATAACTGATTGTTCCAACAGACGTTCCATAAATTGTAATATGATCGTCCTCTAAAACTCTTGAAGCAACAATAGAACTATCATATTGTCCATAAATCACAGTATCATAATTATCATTTGCCGCAAGGCGTATTGTTACTTTTCCGCTACTTTCTAAAACCTGCAAAACCTTACCTGTAAACTTGACTTTCTTACCTTTAAATTGATCTGGTGTTCTGGCTAACTGGTCATAAGTAATACCTGTTTCATATCCTTGAGCCTCTTCTGCTGCCTTTTGTGCTGCAATTTGATTGAGCTGATCTTGACTTGCCTGAGCCATGCCTTGTGCTTCTTGGTCTTCCGGTGTTCCATTATATTTTGCATGTAGCTGTGCCGTTAAATCAATGACCTTCTGCCAGTCTCCTGCCTCATAAGCATTTTTAATATCCACTAATTGCTTTGCTGCCCCGTTTTCTAATTCCTCAATTTTTGTATTTAATTCTGCAATTGTCGTATTTAATGAAGCATTTGTGGATTGGAGGCTACTATAAGCATTATTAAGACTCTCTACTTTTTTTGTTTCTTTTTTATATTTATTCTCAAATTCGTGATACTTCCCATTGAAATTCAATGCACACATCAAACTGGCAACTAATACAACACCGCCTGCAATTTCACAAATTGTACGCTTATCTAAATTGATTTTATGCTTTTTATTTTCTAATTCTGGTGCGTCTACTATCTGATATGTTTCAACTTCTTCTGGAATTGTTGAATCTTTAACATCAGACTCTTCAGAGTAATCTGGCACATTTTCTGTGTGATTCATGACCTGTTCTTCAGAAACATTTTTATTCTGAGAATCATTTTTATTCTGAGAATCATCCTCGTTAAAACTTTCTTTCAACTGTGTCAAGTCTGATTCATCTACCTTCAGATTCACTTCTTCCTCTTCTATAAAATCCTCCACCTTTTCGTTTTCTTCCAAAGATTCAAGAACTTCCGTATTATCCGGCTCTTCTACTAACTCTTCTGTTCCGTTAAACGGATATCCACAAGTAGGACAAATTTTTAATTCTTCTTCCGCTAAATTATTGCACTCTGGACACTTTCTCATTTGTTTTCCCCTTTCAAATAGTTATCCTTCAATCGATGCAGCAACTTGATTAAAACCTTGTTTTCACTATCGCCTCATCCATGTACATTTATAATTATTATCCCCAAATTCTACAGTTGGTGCATACTCATCTAACATAGCTAATGTATAACCTAACATTTTTTCTGAAATACCAAGATCACTACTTGCTTTCTTCAAATCAGAAATTTCAAAATCAAAAATTTTATTTGCATAATCAAAATTACCAACCACACAATCAAGACTTTGAAATGCTCTCATCACAGATTCTAACGTATTTTCTCTAGTTACTACAAGACTTGCTTTATCAACATACGGTTTCATTTCTTCCCAAGTTGGCTTTTTCTCAATTCCACAAACTAGTGTAATACTATCGTTCCCTGTCGGATTATACATTCCCTTTCCTAATGTTTCCATGTAAAATCCTTCTAACTTTTTAGCTAAAGAACGATATACGGCACCATCTTCTAGCCATTCCTGTTCCTCTGAAGAAATTGTAATCCCATGATATATAACCGAATATTCTGATTTTTCTACATTTGTATGGTCAATAGCTTTTGCTTCTTCATATGCATCTCTAACAATAGACGGCTCTCTCACTGATACTACAAAAGTAGTTTCTGCACTATTACCAGCTTCATCTGATATCATATACTTGATATTATATTCACCTATAACATTTACATCTAAACCACCATCATCTATCGTTGTCTTCATTTTTTCTGCTGTAGTAATATCATCGCTGATTTTCAAAGTATTTTGTACCCATGTAGTAATATCGAAAGATGTATCTCCTCTATTAACTGTAACTTTTTCTGTAGGTGTTCCATTTATTACTGGCATATTATTATCCTTTGATACTTTGTTCATATGTGATGATAATTCATATTTATCCCTTGAGTCTTTATATTCTCCTAAGGATGAATATATTTTCATAGCTTCTTTATAATTTCCATGTTTGTATTGCTTTTCAGCCTTGGAATAGTCTCGCATATTTGCAGTAGCAAAAAAAGAAATTCCTCCTACAACAACAGCAACAATCGTTATTCCTGCTATTATTTTTCTGTTCTTTCCCATATTTTTCCTCCTAAATACCTATCCCTACACCACAATCAATTCAATTATAAGAAATCCACTTTCCAAAGTCAACTAATCGAGTACTTTTTCCACCTATCAAATTCATATTATATAGTAAACTACTTCTTATGGAGGTATTGAAATGGTTGACTTTGGTATCACATTGAAAACTTTACGGATACAGCACAACTTTACACAAGTACAACTGGCTCAAAAATTGGGTCTGACAAAATCTGTGATCAGCGCATACGAAACTGGTCTGAGACTCCCTTCTTACGATGTTTTAATCAATATCGCAAAAATCTTTAAGGTCAGTACAGACTATCTGCTTGGAATGGATAACCGACAGGAAATTGACTTGTCTGGATTGACACCAGAAGAAATCACAGCACTTAAAAATCTGATAAAGGCTATGAAGCATAGGTAAAAAAATAGGGCAGCAGAATGTATTGATATGACTCAATCACTCCACTGCCCTTTTCTATGCACTTATTTGCCCCTTTATCAGCGTTTTATCTCTTCCATGACAAATAATTCCATTAAGCGAAAAGCATCGTATAATCCGGCGATATAAGCGTTAATTCCATATTCATAGTCTACCCTGTCCTTATAGAAGAATAATTTATCACAGATCAGACGCTGTTCCTCTGACAGATATAATTCCATATATGCTTGTTCCACTTCATTCAGTTCTTCCACATCCTTTTGGTATTCCCTATCCTCTGATAGAAACTTCTGCACGCTAACCTCTTTTAAAATATCGGCAGCAGATTTTACCAGTTCTCTAAATCTATCTTCCATTCTCACATTCACCTTCCATATGTATATTTCACAACGTCTTTTACAAATTCATCAATGGACTTGTTTTTACCCCTAATTCAAGTACATCTTCATCTTGTAGAGACTGCAGGTAAATTTTAGTAATATTGATATTACTATGCCCCAGTAATCGGGACAGGGTATATAGATCACATCCATTCTTCAACTGTGCCTGCGCAAAATAATGCCGACATGTATGTGGACTACTTCGAATATGTTTTCTGACCTTACAAGCTTTTGCACAATCTCCTACAATCTTTTCAACTGCCTCCGGTGTAAGTTTTCTTCCATTTTGTGATAGAAATAAATATTCTGTTTGATAAGCAAATTTGTCTTTTATGTATTCTGCTCTTACACGCTTATATTTAATCAATGTTTTGTTTAATATCGGAGAAACTGGAACAACCCGTTCTTTTTTTCCTTTCCCCATAATCATAATATATTCCTCACGAATACTCGTTAATAATAAATTGCATAATTCAGAATTTCTTATCCCTGTATCAAAAAGAGTGATCATGATCAGTTTATTTCTAATACTCAAATATCTGCTCCCACTGTAATACACTACCATCTTCTTAACTTCGTTATTATTAAAAGTAGTAATAAGTGTTATAGGCTCCTTCTGGAATTTAACTTTATCCATTGGATTATTGAATAGATACTCTTCATCTATACAATACCGATAGAACGCCCTCATACTTTTTATAATTCCATTGATGTAGCTTGGCATTCTTCCTAAAGAAGATAGCTGTTCCAGATAAGCCTTGATTAGCTTGCAATGAACCTTTTCTAACTCACTGACTTGATATTCATTCCGGATAAATGTGATAAATCTTAAATTATTATTTTTATACCCTTTGATCGTCCTTTCACTCATCCGTCTCAATTTACAGTCGAATATAAATTCTTCCAAAACATCCGTCAATTGCATAAAAAAAATAACTCCTTTCTGTCATGTCTATAACAATAAACACGACGTACTCAGAGTTATTTATCTGAAGCATAATTGCTGTTTTCGTATATTCGTAACTGAAGTTATACTTTTGTCCCGTATATCATCACTGGTACAGATTTTCTTCTTTCTTTTACCATAGTGATCCCTCCAAACCATTGATAAACAACTTCTGATTTTATTCTAATGTATGTTTATTATGGTTTCATTATCACT